CGGATTGCTTGCGGTCGGGCTGTGCCAAGCTGCCCAGTCTGGCTGAGTATCGTCGACGCCGCGAGAATAGCACTCGTGAAAGAAGTTGATGCCCTTGGGAGTCGATAAGAAGAAAGCATCGCTGCCGACGTAATCCGTCATAGTCGGACGGATAGCCGCTTGCCAGCTGTCCCCTAGATCCGGCACCATTGCGGCCTCGTCAACTATCACCCGCGCATACTTGCGGCCGCGTACAGAATCAGCAGCGTCCAGAGACCAGCAATCGATCACGCCACCGGTGATCAGCTCGATCCGATGCTCCTGCTTGGCGACTCGTGTCTGCAGTTGCTTCGTGGTTTCTACGATCTCTTTCCAGACTTCGTTGAGCATCCGGTATGTCGGGCTAAACCATCCTACCGGGTAACCGTCAAGAGCCTTGTCGATGATCAGATCAATCCCAAGCGTCGTCTTGCCGAACCGACGCCCACAAGCCAACACATTGAACCGCCGCGCCTCATCGATGATGCGCTGTTGGCCCGGATGCAGAGAAGGCAGCACCAGCTCGATGGTTTTACTTGCGGCGGTCTTCACGTCTGATGATCACCTCTACGCTGCCGGAGTGGCTCTGATCGGCCCTCTCGATATATCCACGCTCTTGCCCAATCGTCTTGAGGGTGAAGCATACCGCCCAGCCTTGTTTCTCTCGCACGGCGGCCAGCAAGGCGTTCTCCGCTTCGTCCAGCATTGTCTGCCGCGCATCAGCAAGGATCTGCTTTAGCTCTTGGCTCGCGTTGACGTGCGCGTGTATGACATTGCGGGATATGCCCATTGATCGTGCGGCGTGTGAGATGTTGCCATTCGATTGCTGTAGAGCTTCTTTCAGCTGCTCATCGTCTACACGTGCCGTTGTGGGCCGCGCCGGGGATTGACGCTTGCTGGCCTTATGCTTCGTGTTGGTAGCCTTCTTCTTTGCTGTCATATGTGTTATCGATCGGTAATGATCTTATCCAGCTTCTCCTCAATCCTGTCTAGTCGCGCCTGTAGTCCATTCAGTTCCTTGTCAAAAGCTCTGGTAGTGACAAGGTGCCGCATCTCCTGACGCAGCTCGTCGACCTCGCGCTTGCTGGCAGAGAACACCCCTTTAACCAGCCATCCGGCAAGGAGGGCGATAAGGCTGCTGATTGTCACGTCGAGGTAATCTTTGTCCATCTCCTGTGCCTTCTCGGGGATCATTGCTTGGTGCCTGTGTAGTTGGTGGGCTGGCTTACCCGCAGTTCCCCGGCGTGAGGCTATACGCCCAGCAGGAGCCAGCCCGTATGCCGGGGATGGGTACACGTTACGCTTTCAGTCTGGCAAGCAGATCAGCGGCCTGCTGCTCGTTGGCCGCCGTCTGTTGTCCGGCCTCATCGAGAAGCTGCTCTGGAGTCTTGCCGGTACGCGCAGACTCTTTGAGGATCTCTTTGATGATCAGCAAGATCATCGATGGCAGTGTATTGAGGATTTCTACAAGGTTCATTTATTGATCTCCTCCACAGTTTTGATCGTCTTGATCAGCTCGCCAATGCTGAGGACGGTAGTACTAAGGTTGACGACAAGCATTGTAATCTGCTTTCGCTGATTGTCCGGCAAGGCAAGGACGCGCGGATCGTTGATGAGCGTGTTGGCCAGACTGGTAGACGTCGCGACGATGGCAAGAAGCTGCTGCTGCCCATCGCCCGTGAGCTTGAGGCCGCCATCAGGCTGCACGTATCGCTTGCCTTCTGTAACCAGCTGCCCGTTGAGCGTATTCACCTGGCGGAGGATCGTGACGATTGCCGTGCCAGTCTCTGGCGACATCTGCCCGGCGGCAGTGTACTGATCGACGAGCAATAGGCCAGTTCCAACGTACCCGGCAACGCGATCAGTTGTCGCGGCAAACTGCTTGCCCTTGTCGGAACAAGCCGACGCACTCAGACCAATGAGGACAATCAGCCCGAGAATCAGATTACGCATTATTCCACCTCCGTTGGAATTGGCGACTGCTTGAGGTACATGGCCGCGGCGACGATTGCGCTGGTTGCGGCGACGGTCACGAGCTTGTCAATGCCCTCGCCCAAGTTGAAGGTGAGCGGATCCGCGATCATCAGGACGATGGTGTTAGAGACACCGCCGATGATGGCCGCGATTAAGCCCTTTGCCCAAATTGCTATATTCATTTCATATCTCCTAAAAAAAGCGGGCGGCTTGGTGGCCGCCCGTCGTAATCACACATAAGGAGTATCAACAATGATGTTATCCACCACGTCCGGATACTATATGTGAAATATTTTTATTTTTCTGAAACATCGTAATAGACCCGTGCTGGCCCTCTTGCTCCGGGTGCACGCTCGTCCAGCTCTTGCCGTCGGACGGAGAGCGTATCTGCTTCCACCATCCGTGACAGCCATACTCGAACGCGCTCACGATCAGCACCGAGGGCTTGCGCGATCGAGTCCAGCTCATTGGCGCCTTGTGTGGTGATTGCGTAGATGATCCGCTCTGCGACCGTCTGCTCTGGCACCTCGAGCGCGTACTGCACTTCCTCGAGGGCGTAAAGAATAGCCTGGGCGGTGATTGGTGCCACCTGCATGAGCTGCTGACTGACTGTCCGGTACTGCTGCCACGCGTGGACTACGGCTAAGTTTTCGCTGATGGCGGGAAGGGAAGTAGTGATGGGGGGCGCTTGGATGTCGGCAATCAGGCGCTTGACGTCGCGCACTGAGAGGGAGTTTTCAGCGGCTGCTTCCAGAATCTCAACAGGCCGTTCGGCTGAGGACGCGACCACATAATGACTGAATTGGAGATTTGGCGAACGTATGCCGAATTCCTGCGCGAGAGTGTAGACCGCTCGATATTCGTAGACGCGCCGTGGATGCACTCCAACGGATGCAGCGAATTTCTCCACACTCTGGTCACCATACTGCGTGACGACACTGGCACAGATAGCGGCCTGCATCCATCGGACATCAGTGACCACCGTTTCGGCGTCAATCCACGCTTGCACGTGATCTTCCCAGGCCGTGCCATTGAAAACGGGCAGCTCCCCCTGCTGCCCGTGTCCCGTGGTCGCCAGTGCCATATCGTCGTTCATCGTCCCTCCCCTGCTGTGGCAGTCTGTGGCAGGTTGCGCCACGTGTGCGGATCCACACCTGCCACACGGATGATACTGTCTATCAGTTCCACCAGTGGTAGATTGCCATTATCCAGTGCCATTTTTTTGGCCTCGTACAAGCTGGCGGGAATTTCCCACGTGTGGGAAATTGGCTCAAATGGCTTTCTGCTCGTCAGAGAATTGGGCGATGATGGTTGCTTTGAAGTTGCCATAGCTCTCCTTTGTTTCGGTGATCATCTCAAAGACTGATCGATGTACCCACTGGAAATATATCGCTGGACGTTTCGGCGTGATGCCTGGTGGGTTGCTCCACCGCAGTCGAAACGCATACGTGTTTTCGCTAACCCTAACGTGGTCAACAGTTAGCGCAGTCCCCACGGGTGGCAATCGTACCGGCTCAGGTGTGGACGTCACCTGTGGCGGTGCTGTGGCAGTCGCAGGTGTGATCTCTGCCACGTCGTCGACCTCGACCAGCTCATCAGGCCAGTCGATATCTATCACCAGCTTATCCGGCTCCTCTGTGACTGCCACCTGTGGGGAGTATGTCCCCACAAGCGGCGCGGCGTAGTGAGCTTGAGCGGCCCCCCGGCTCGTCTCTGCCGGGGTTAATCTTTTGGGCTCGTGTCCCCATTTGTTGACATCGGCGTGTAGTTGCCATTGCTGTATGCTGTGGAGAACCCGAGGTTGCCACGGGTGGCGGGCTGTGGCATTACGGCTGGCGGAGTCTGTGGCAATGGCAAGGCGCTTTGTGGTGGCTGGTTGCCACGGGTGGACTCCCCTACGCGCTTCGATGCCACGGCGAAGAAGATAATGGCAAGCGACATCTCGATGAAGGCAAGCAGAGCTGCTACGGTGGACACCCCGTCGGAGAATGTCTTCTCGAGGGCTGTGGCGTCCGCAACGGATGCTCCCAGGCTTCGCGCAATGGTGCGAGTGGTAGCCCCTGCTGCCGCCGCCATTCCGGCCTCATACTTGCGGATCTGCTGATCGTTGAAAGCGCTGATACCGATTGCCTTGGCACCGTTATGCACCATATATGCGGCATTAGCGGCTACACTCAAACCGAGTAGGACTTTCATGATCGTCTCGCCCGGAACGATCTTGGCGTAGAGGTATGTCGAGGTAAGCCCGGCAACGGCGGCTGACGCGGCCACCCATACCCCGAGCCGGTTGCCGTAGATCGAAAATCCTGCATAGCCGATCCCGCCGATCAGAATGAGGTGGATAAGCAAAAACATAATCCAGTCAAAAGCACTTCTGTTCTCGTTCATTGTGATTCCTCCGTGTAATGCGCCTATACCCGCGCTATTGTGATTGTCTGCTGATCCTGATATTTCCCGGCCCTTTCCGCATATGTGGTCATAGGCACGAGGTCGATGGGGAGCATCATCAGCTGGCCTATGCCTTCATTGGCGTAGACTTTGATGCGCGTTTCCGTGAGGTTTGCCAACTCGATTACCAGGTATCCACGCCATTCAGGCTCGAGTGGTGTGGTGTTGACGAAGAGCCCGCAGCGCGCATAGGTGGACTTACCGATCACAATCCCCACGTGGTCACGCGGCATGGTGATCTCTTCGGCGCTTAGCCCGAGGGCGTAGCCGTGCGGCTCAATCAGGTAGTAGTCGCCGGTGCTGTCGGTATGGATGCCTTGATCCCGCAGCACGGCCTCATTGAAGGCCTTTGGATCCACCGTGTGACACGTGCGAGAGGCGTGGAAGGTACGAATACCCACGCTGCTCAGTGTGAGATCGTACCCGGCTGATGACGTGCCATATGACACGGCCTTGATGGTCTCGTCCAGCAGGTTCTCGCGAGTCTTTACCTGCTCTGATTGGAATGGCCGCAGGATGCTTGGCCCGTTTATCTTCCACCATTTATCTGATCTGATCATGATGTGACCTCCTGTAGTTTGGTGACGATCGCTTCGGCGATCCATTTACGATCGTCGGTGTAAAAAATCGGCTCATTCGGATCGAGCGGTGAATTGGCTGGCATTGGTGCAGCGATATTGTACCGCGTCAGCATATCGAGGATTACCGCTTGCAGCCCGTCCCCTGCTGCCGTCTGTAATAGGTACAGACGGCGCTCTTTCTCATATGCTTCTTGTATCTGGCCACAAGCGGCAAGGATGGCGTAGTAGCGATTGATGACGGTGTTGCGCTCCTCTGTGCTGGCGGTAATGCCCAGAGTTGCGAACTGGGCTCCGGCCTCATTCGCGGCCTGATTCAGTAGGTGTGACAGTATCGTGAGTTCTGCGAGTCTTGCGGCGGTTGCGGATTCTTGTGTCATGTTTTTTCTCCATTGCGTTATATGTTTTGTATGTATATCGAAATTCAGCGTCCTGATACGGGCCGCGCTCGTCAGTCACAACCCAATCGTGAGGTGTCAGTACCGGGAAGCGAACGAGCTTGCGCCCTTTGATGGCCGTGTTGACGTGCGTTAAATACATCCGATCGGCGTAAGCCATCCCGAGGGCGTAAACTTCAGCTCCGCCAGCGAGGAAGCATTCTGTTTCCCCTGCTGCTTTCGCGTAATCAAGGGCAGCAGTAAGGGACGTCATAGTGGTGACGTATGGCGGGATATATTCGTGATATCGTGCGGCGTTGCCCGTCAAGACTATGACGCGCCGTCCGGGTAGGATCAGATCGCTCATTGTCGGCTGTGGGATCGACATCCAAGTGAGGCGGCCCATTATGACGTGATGGCCCTTTGTCAACTCCCGGAAGCGGCGCAGGTCGCCGGGCAGGTGCCAAGGTAGCTGGCCATCCTGCCCGATCACGTTGTTTCGATCGAGAGCGGCAATGATGGAGACGATCATGCGGCCTCCTGACGGTGATGGTACTCTTCGATGAGTGCGGCTACGTCGCCGATCGTTTCGACGATGTGATACGTCCCTCTCCAGTTGTCGCGGAACTCCTGCTCTGCTGGTGTCAGTCGCCGACCGCTCTGTGGCTTCATCCAGTCTTTTACTTCAACGAGCCAGTTGACCCCGTGATAGCCGACCACCAAATCGGGAAAGCCCTTGCCGAGCTGATGCGTATGCGCCACGCTGGCACCATACCGCCTGAAGGCCTCGACGATCTCCGCCTGATTGCGGTCTACTCTACTTCGCATTTTTGGCACGATGTATTCTCTCCTTTTGTGTAAGTTCTTCCTCGAGCATCCAGTGATAGATGTCGATCTTGTTGTCGTGTTCATCAACTCCGATCCACTCGCCTGACGGCATCAGGCGTACCCGCCACTGCTTTTCCTGATAGTGGACATAGCCGCGCCACTTGCCGTCTGATGATTTGCGAGTGCTCTCGACGGCTGTTTTCCAGCACTTGAGGGAGCCGTCAGACATCCGCACTTGGACGATTTCACGTTGTCTGTAGTCGCTCAATGGTGCCTCCTTTGGCGGCAGTAGCCGCACTGACAGCGGGGTGACGTGCTGCTGTCGCTGGGGATCCACTGCCCTCGATCGTTGCGCTCCCAGTCGGCACGGATATTGACGGGTGCTCTCTGACTGATCGGAGTAGCGGCGCACTCGCACGGGTAAACAGGTATATACCACTCGTTGCCTGTCGGGCAGTAGGTGGCCACGGGGACGTATCCGGTATCGAGGCACCAGCGGCAAGCGACGGTGCCATCGGCCCGGTAGTGAGGTGTCGACTGGCGTTTAGCGCGATCCTCGGCGATCAGCTGCTGGTATGCAGTGACCATTGCCTTGATCGGGAAGGGCTGGCTCCAGTCGTGATCAGCGGTAGCCTTGTCCATCGAGGCCTTGAGCAAATGATCCGGTATCGTCTGGAGTGCATCCATCCACGTGGGCAGGATGCTGGCCAGTTCAACCTCACCGTATGGCGTCCAGCCACTCAAAACCCGGCAATGGTTTATAATCTGGGTCATTGCTCGCGTTCTGGCCAAGCTTCCGTTGGAGTTCGAGATATTCGCTGGCTTTTCGTTCGCCTGCTGTCTGTCGAGTTGTAGATCCATTCTTTCCATTGTTGCGGTACTCCTTGTGTTTGATGTCCTGACTTTCGAGATGATGGTATTTGTCGATCATTCCGTGGATATTGCCCTTGCTCCACTTGTGGTCGCTCCATATCTGCATGGTTTGGCGCCAAAGGGCCAGGTGATTGATATCAGCGTTGCGTATGAGTTCTTGCTGCCATATCCCCATTTGCGGGAAGTATTCGAGAGCGATAGAAACGGCGTCCTCCGTCTGTGGTGTGTGCGGCTTGGCGCTGATGGCCGTCGGCGATTCCACCACACTCTCTGCTGTAGTCTCTGATGTAATCTCTGTAGTAGTCTCTGCTAATAAGAATGTATGCCCATTTTGGGCTTGCTTGTTTGCCCCTTTTGGGCCTTCCAGTATGTCCGTTTGGGGCATACTGGCCTGAACGTTCTGGACATGCTGGTCTGCCGTTAAGAGGCATTCAAGAATATCCATATTGACGCGATAATAGAGCTTTGCAGGTACGCCACGCAGCTGCTCACACCACAAAGATTCCCCCTGAAAAGCGATCTCTCGCAGTCGACGACGAGCAGATTCCTGCTCTTTGCGACTGAGCATGGTTTCCTCAAACCATTCGTCCTGCGTCTTCCAAAACCATCCTTGTGGATCTTTGGTCTTTCCTGTCCAGTAGACAGCCTGACTCAGCATCAACCCAGAGGTAACTGATCCGGCAAGCTCCGCAAGGCAACGATGAAAAGCAATTGGACTTCCAAGAATTTTGGTCAGCTTCATTTGCTCTCCTCAAGGGTCTGGTAGAATAAGTGCAAATTAAACTGAATTATCGGTCGTGGCCTGTTCCAAGTGCGCCAACCAAAAAACACATACTTGGCTAAATCCTGTGCCTGAGAACAAAGCCAGTCGTAAGGCATCCCGATTTGATTGGCAAAATCTTCAGCGTCAAAAATATGCCATTCAATGTCGCTGTCACGAAATTCTTTGATCGCCCATATCAATTGACTGAGCAGGTACGCCTGATTTAGGTTGTTATCTACTACCTCAACAGTCGGACGCGCTATCATCAGAGGATCAATGTCTGTCAATTTCATCGTTATCTCCAAAAACACAAAAGCCTTTTGTGAAAACGGGCAGGTGATAAGCGCGTGGAGATTGACAGTCTCCGTTGCCTGACCCGCCTTCACAAAAGGCTTTGTCGGTTTCAGATTCTTTGCGCTTATCATTGCGGCCTCCTCTGCTGGGCGTCACTCCAGCGGCCAGACTCTATTATCGCTATCTTGCGTTATTTGTCAATAGGGATATCGCAATACCCCCCGGAGACGTAGACAGCCGCGGGATTACCGCCTTTGACCGTCGTTACTTAGATTTTGCTTGCAATCTACGGATAAAGAACATCCGTCTGCGTCTCCGGCCCCACCGCGGTGTGTCTCATCACCGCGGAAGCTCGTATAAATCTGGTAGACGGTCGCGGGATCACCGCTGTAAGAGTCATTGTCGAGCAAGTGCTGAAAACACACCGTCGAATCGCGTGATTCGACGGAGAACTCTCGTCAAAAGAACAACCCGTCTACCCTATGCCAAGCGGCATAGATCAATGAGGACTCGCCACCAGGTAGAGTCCGAGTAGAGTGTGGTGGCGAGGATCCCGGTCATTAAGCGCCGTTAGGCTACTGCCTCAGTGTGTCGGGTGAGGTGAC